GGTGACGGTTTTCGGAGGGTCTTCTCTCGACTCCGGAAGCTTGCCCGTGCGTATCGAGGCCATAGGTGGTCCTACCTGGAAACGGCGCAATCCTATCAGGGTGCTCTGCGTCGTAGATACCTCGAGGCAGAGAGGTCCCTGCGCGTCGACGGTCCTTTGGGTCCAAGGGATTGGCGCGTGCAGGCCTTTCTGAAGGGCGAGAAGCTGGGCGTTGGGAAGTTCACCAAGCCACGGATGATCTTTCCCCGTAGTCCGCGGTACAACCTAACGTTAGCTTCTTGGCTCAAGCCGTTCGAGCACTGGCTCTGGGGTTACTTGACGTGCCGGCGGCTCTTCGGGGGGTCGAATACCAGGGTTGTTGCCAAGGGATTGAGTCCTCGGCAACGGGCGAGCCTGATAGCCCGAAAGTTTCGCCAGTTTGAGGACTGCGTGTGTTTTGAGGTTGACGGGAAGGCTTTCGAGGCCCACATTTCGAGGTCTCAACTTCTGGAGGAGCACTCCGTTTACCTGGCGGCTTACAGAGGGTCAAAGGGTCTTCGGAGACTGCTGGGTCACCAGCTGACGCTTGAAGGGGTGACCGCCTCTGGTCTGAAGTTCTCTCGTGATGGTGGTAGGGCTAGTGGCGACTTTAACACCGGCATGGGAAACACCCTGATCATGCTGGCGTGTGTCGGTTCCGCACTGCAAGGGCGTGGGATCCCGTGGGACGTCCTTGCGGATGGTGACAACGCTCTCGTGTTTGTCCCGGCCCGCTACTATCACCAGGTGCGCTCAGACTTTGACCAGAGGGTTCTCCGGGAGAGCGGACACGAAATGGTTTTAGAGAGACCCGCCCGTTACCTTGAGGCTGTCCGGTTCGGACAGTCTGCGCCTGTCAACTTGGGACCGTCGTTGGGCTGGACGATGGTCCGTGACCCCCGCAAGGTGCTTTCGGGTGCCTTCGCAACATATAAATATCACCATGAACCGAAGGGTATGTTGCGGTGGGTGGCGGGTGTTGCCAGGTGCGAAGCC